TCTGCGTGCGCCGTGCCTGTCAGAAAAAGGATTACAGCTAAAGCTGTCAAAAATCGCCTCATGGTTCCCCCTTTCAATCAGAATCTGGTGGCCGGGTTGTCCACGGGCACGTGGGGGTGTCCGCCGAACTGGGCCACGTTGTTGAATTTATCCCGGCACGTTGTAATGGCCCGGTCACATCCAGCATAGACGTTCACTTGCGCACCGGATGACAGGGTCAAGATCATGTACCGGATCTTGATGGTGTTCCCTTTGTGATATACCACCATCCTGCGGGCGCTGCCGTATTCCAGCCACCCGTACTTGAACCACCCGTCCGAATAGCCTGAAAAGGTGGCGCTTTGCCATTCCAGGCCGCTGCCCGTGATCGTGGCAGCCACCTTGTAGCTGTTGCGGTTCACTCCGCAGCCCAGCCCGTCTTCAATCGGCTGGTAGATATGCCAGTTGCATTGGGGTGAATAGCGCATGATGGGGATTCCCTGGGTCAAGGCGTGCTCAAAGCCCACGCATTCCACCGTGCTTTCATTGCCCTTCACCCCTGCTTTCTTCAGTTGCCCCACAAAAACTACCGCGGCCTGGTTCAACAGCTTTGCGTGAAGCCTCATGACCATAACCCACACGGGTTCAATCGGATTCTGCGCAATGAAGTCATCTATGGGCGCTTCATTGAAGGCCGCGGAAATGGTCATGGTGGACACATCCATTTCCCCGTCCCACTGGACCGGCCCGCGGTTGATGGAAGCCGGATTAAAATCGTTCCCCAAGTACGTGACGGCCTTGTCATGGGACGTGATGCGCCAGTGCTGACCGCCGTTGGTCCAGAAGTGGAAGATTTCTATGGGCCTTTGTTCTTCCGCTTGCTCTGCTGAAATGTAGGCGTCTGAAAGTTCCTTCATGCCGCACCCTTATGTGCTTGTTGTCGTGCTGCTGCTTGTGGTGCTCGTTGTGGTGGTGGTCGTGGTGGTGATCACACCAGGCGTCCCTGTGGGCAGGGAGTGGAAGGTCAGCATGCAGCTGGCCACTTCCGCGCTGGCATATTCCATTTCAAGCACGTCTTGTTCAAAGCGCCCATAAAACAGGAAGGACGCCAGCACCAGGCCCAGGGCCGCTTCACTGACGGTCTTGCCTATGGCAGAATCTAAGGTGACGGTGCTGGACGTGGAGGACATCATCTTGCGCACAGCCCAGGTGCCGTCCGGGAAGACAAAGAAAAGATATTGAGGCGCCGCCTTCCCTTTATAATAGTCCTGCCACTTCAAGTTCTTCACCGTCAGGACCGTGTCCGATGCGTCAAAGGCTTCCGTGACCAGCAGGTCACTTTTCCACGTGGGCAGCCAGAACCCGCCCAGGCGCCCCCGGTTCAGGTCAAAGAAGTCATAAAAGCCACGGATTTCTTGCACGCCGTCCCGCGTAAATTGCAGGTCAAGGACCACTTCCCCTTCACCATAATGGCCATAAGCGTATTCCGTTCCATACCAGCCGGTTACCTTGTAGGGGTCCACAATGGCATCCCCCTGGGGTTCCAGCCAATTAGGTTCCACCAATAGGACAGGCTTGTCCTGATACCATGCCCAATAAGGGCCGGACGTGGTGGTGGTCTGCGTCACAGTGGTGCTGCTGGTGGTCGTGGTTTGGCTGGTCGTGGTGGACCCTGGTTCTGTTCCCGTGACTGTGCTGCACGTCGTGCTGCTGCTGGTGGTCGTGGTCGTGGTCGTGGTGCCGATCCCGGCGTTTGCGCAGATCAGGTCAATGACCCTTTGCAGATCCACGGTGCGCAGGGTGTAGCCGCTGGCGTCCGTGGTGGCCGCGTCATCCCCGTCTTTCCACCACGAATCAATGCCGCCGTCCGCAAGGCCTGCGGGAATGCCGTTGCTGCTGAAATAGACGGCCACAATGACATCCTTCTTGGCGTCCAAGGAAAAGGTGACCTTGTCTGACCACTTGCCTGGGGACGTGATGGTGGCCCCCGCGTTTCCGGTATCAAAGGTCAGCTGGACCTGGTTGCCATCAAAGTCATAAGGATGTCCGCTGGCCGCCTGGTGACCAATGTATGCCTTGCTGATGTCATAGTTTACGCCTGCATGGGCAAAGTAAACGGACACGGTGCTGCCGGAAACGCGCAGCTTGTCCCCAGGGATCACATAGCGCAGAGTCCGGCCCGCCCATTGGCTTTCATTGGTGTTGAATTCATGAGGCGCGTTATAGGCCCAGCCGTAACCGCTGATACAGGGATCTTCCGTGGTGGTGGTGGCACCTGGCCCCGTTGTGGTGGTAGTTGTCGTATTGGTGGTTTCTGTTTCCGTTCCAAGGATCAGCAGGCCATCAAAAAGGGTGTTATAAGTGGCCTTGCGCCATGCTGCATTTCTTGCAATATTAGAAATTCTGCATTCATCCAACGAACCTTGATAATAGAAACCAAGTTGAGCAGACCTGGCGGCATTCAAATTTCTAGCGCTTGTATGGATGGTCCCGCTTGTGCCAACGTCATTCTGTGTTACATTGCTTTCCCCTTCGTGGATTCGCCAGACAGACCCTTCCCGCTGCCCAGCCAGATAATGGAAAGCATCATCATCACATTCTGGACCAGCACCCGATGATCTATAGTTTCCACTCCCGTCCCTGCCATCAAAAAGGGCTGCCCCTGAAGCAGACAAGTAAAGAAGCCACCCATGATCATCATTAGAATCATATTTTGTAAGAAGCGCCTCTAGGCCGGACATGGTCCCGCGTTTACAAATCGCCTCAACCGTAATGTCCCCTGAAATTGTTGGGCCTGCCCCGCAATCTATATATTCATTTGTGCCGCCAAAAGTTAAACCGTTTCCCACTTTTTGACTGCCAAGGTCGCCGGATTCCATATTGTAGGCGGTGCCGTTATGGTTTCCAGTTGAGTCCTTGATAGCGCCAGCCCCACCAGTGGGGTCTTCATCCAAGTGATACACGGCCATAAAATCACTGTCCCATACGCTTTGGGCTGCCGCATCCCCGGTGTCCCCCACATAGGTGGTGTTATCCGGCTGGCTGGCGTCATAGTAAAGATAAAGGATGGTGTCCACATTGGCTTTGACTGTGGGCACCTTGACGTGCAGCCAGGCTTTTTCATTGCTGTGGTCCCAGCGTTCAATCTCCACATAGCACTGGGTTGTGCCTTCCGCGGTGGTTACAGCTATCTTTTTCCGGTTCGCGTCAGATCCCAGCTTGTCAAAGACGTCCGTGACATCAGCGCTGCTTTGGCCGCTGCTGGCGCTCAGAAGCACCATAAGCGGGAAGTCCGTCAGTTCGCTGTCAATCTTGGTGTGATCAATGGTGATCTGTAGGCGCCTGGCCCAGCCGGGAAGCCAGCCGGTGCCCGGTGGGGCTGTGGTGGTGCTGCTGGTGGTGCTGCTGGCTGTTGTGGTCGTGGCAGATGATGACACGTAACCATAGTCCCCATAGCTGCCTGTCTTCTCCATGACCACGTCACCGGACAATTCTGCTTCCTTGAGCACCGCTTCCGTAACGGCATCCAAGACCTGAAGGGCTTGAAGATGTATGGTGCAAGACCCAGCAGAATGCCCATCATTCAGGAAGACAAATAGAGTGGCCTTATCTTCAGTCCCACCTGATAGATCCAAGGTAGCAGACGTGACATCATGATCAAAGCTACTTCCCGAAACCTGATCAATTATTGCTAACTCACCGTTGCCTTTTGTGTGGTGGAAATTGCCATCACTTCCCTCTGCCCAATCTGCATCAATATCCCTTCTAAACTCACCGTCACTCACGCAGCATCTATAGGCTTCGCTGAAGCCAGAGCTTCCATCCCACTCGATTCTGATTTTTTTGCCATCAAGGTAACTGCGGTCAAAGACTGCAAAGGCAACGCCATCCCCAAGGCTGCCGCTAGTGGATTGTATTTGAAGTTCTTCTGATCCAGATTTTGAAAAAGTGACAACCGGATTGAATGAGGAATACCGGTCACGTTCTCGCAGATACAGGGTGAATTTGTCAGCCATTAAACGCCTCTCTGGCCACAATCCTGGCCGTGTTGTCCTGATCCGTGACCCATTGAAAACTTTGCCTGTCCCCTATCCTGGCCGGGATCACGGGCGCCACTTCATCCCCCGCATCCCAGGTGTTGTCCAGATTGTCTTGCAGTGTGATGGTGGTATCCGTGACGGACTGGATGACACCGCTTTCATAGGTGTCCAGGTTGGCCGGGTCCATCAGCGCCACGGTGCGACCTGGCGTATAGAAGTGCAGGGTGCTTGCAATCTGCACCTGCTTCTGGCCGGATGCGGCCTGCGCGGTTAATACTGCCAGCGCGGGCCAGATGGGGACGCCAACAATCCCTTTTTGAAATTTGAACACCTTCCTGCGGGTGTAGGCCATGTCTTCCCAGCCAAGCGCGGCCAGCGTGTATTGGATGCCGGTGCGCGCCCAGGAATAGAGCGCCCAGCGCTTTTCATGGCCGGTGATGGCTTTCTGCACTGCGGTGCGCCATTCCCGTTGGACGCGGGGGTGGTCCTGCCAGTCCGGCTTTAGCAGCAGGAAAGTGTTGATGGTTGTCATTAACCTGCCCTAAGTGCGCGCCTGATGGTTCTTGCGTTTTGGGACATGAAGTTCACAAGGGCGTTCTTGCCCCTGGGGCTGGCCAGCAGGCGGGCCGCTTCATCCTGATCATTGATGTTATAGATGCTGGCTTGCAGGGTGATGTCCTGGCCAGCGGTGGTGGTTATGAGGCCACCGGCAGCAAAGGCTGCGCGCGGGGCTTGAAAGGCAGGGGCTGGGATGGAAAACCCGGCCAGCAGATCACGGGGGATCAGTTTGTTTTTCAGTGCTTCCATGACGGCCACCCCGTAATGCCTGACCGCATCCACTGGCTGCACATATTCCCCGGCTGTGGCTGCAATCAGCTTGTCATCCGCCTTGGAATGCGGGGACCGGCCAAGCACCAGGCCGCCACCGGCCAGGGCCTGCGCCGTGATCTTGCCGATTTCCAGGGCGCCC